TAAATTTTTTTTTCCTTAAAGAGCAACCTTGCCCACTTGATCAGGATACGCGAACTGCGTGCCCATAGTGAACTCACAGGCAACCTTCATCTTGCGATCATCTTTGGAATACCATACTTCCAACTGCACATCGTCAGATAAATCCATTCCCAAGAATGCATTGGATAGACTGAAACCGTAACAAGCGTTATGGCCTGTGATTCCATTCACTCCCACCACTTCGATGTTAGTTCCAGGAAAGATCATTCTCAATGGATCAAATTCGCTTGAGTAGTTAGCCAATTGGCCTCCTCCGTTTGTCATTCCACCACCGTTCATAATTGCTGAAGCGAATAGTCGAAATTTGTCAAGTCCTAAGAAGATTTTGAAGTCATCCTTAGCAACGGCAGCAGATGGAGTCAAAGAGTAAACTCTCTGAACCGCCTCAACTGCATCAGCCATAGTCAATGGAGTAGAAAGAGCTGTTCCGTATGCAGCAGTATTACAATCTGTGAATGATCCTGTTGGAATCAATAGACCATCGAACATAGCCAAGTTGCCTACACCCGAAGAAACACTACCATCCCAAATCACTTTTTCAAGCTCATCCTGTATCTTCTCCACCAAGTAATTAGCGAACTGCTCCTCGAAAGGAATAGTCTCTGTGTGAGCTCCTGGAGCAAGCTGAGTTCTCAAATAGAATCCTTCCAAATCTTTTGGGCAGAACTCCATGTTAATCTTCACAGGCTTCGCATCAATCTCTCGCTGCGTGTAAGTCAAGTCTCCGCTTGCGTTAAAAGTACAACCTGAATCGGCTTGCATAGTAACATCCACGTCCATTAGATTGATCTTGGTCTTGCCTTTTACTCCGAGTTGAGGAGTTAGCATAGATGCAGTTCTTCCTCCAGCTAATGCCTTAGTGATTAGTGGAAAGTTCTGCTCTTCAATGTAGGCTACTAAGCCTGATGTATCAATTGCCATCTTAAATAATAGTTGTTTGGTTTATTTTTTAGCTGCTGCCATTACTGCGGCCATCTTAGCAGCAACATCGGCATTGTTGTTAGTAGGGTTGAAAGGATTCGATACCTTCTTGGTTGGAGCACTCTTCGGAGTAGCTGCCATCTTCTCTATGATGTCTGTTACCAAGCCGACTGCTTCAGTAACTTCATCCACATTCTTCTTAGATGCGAATGCTGCTGAGTCAATTTCACTCTTGATAAGCTCAGAAACTGCTCCAAGAATATCCTCCTTGAATTTGTCTGAGTCGAATGCTGGCTCTGCCGAATACTCTTCTTCCTTTTTTTCCTTTGCTTCCTCTTCCACTTCCTCCGCTGGAGCTTCAGCCTCAAGAACCTCAACGATGATACCGCCTTCTGTTCTGATAACTGAGCCACTCTCTAATTCGTGAGAAGCATCGGGAGCAGCTAAAGTTTCGCCATCTTCAGAGATTACTTCAACGGTTGCACCTACCTCAATAGCTGGCTCAATTCTTACGATTGTTCCATCTACTAATTTGGCATCCTCGAATTTATGCTCAACAACCTCTTCAGTTGATTCAACTGCTGGAGTGGTATCTTCTGAAAAAAGTAATTTTTTAATCTCAGGAAGTTTTCCTGATACAAGCTCTGAAATGTTCATTGATAGGTCTTTGACAATAAATAGTCAGAGAACCTAATTGTGCCACTTAGCCTTTCAGCTCGCTTACAATAGCCTCTATGATGTCTCTCTCAACCTTGATTTCCTTATCTTCCGAGAACAATCCCTCCACAGAGAAGCCTCGAAAGTCTCCATCCTTGACTTGCTGCCAAACATCATCATTCTCCACTCTGAATGAGCCGAACCATGAACCTTCAGGAAGCTCCTCATATCCCTTTGGAGTTTTCTTGCGATCATCAATTATAAAGCTCTCAAACATAAACACCCCATCGAGAGCAGTCTCGTGCATCTCATTGACTGAGTTCGTTCGCCCTTCCTTCATGTACTTATAGACAATCTTCCTGATGGTATCTGAATTGAAAACAACATAATACTCCTTTCCATCATCATCGATTCTAAAAATTGGAAAATCTGAGATCATCAATGGGCCACTAATTACCCTCTTCTCCTCATTCGTAATCTCGAACTTATGAGCCTTGTTTTTGGAGAATGCCATCCATTGCCTCTCAATCGCTGGATTATCAACGAGTGCTATTGCATCCACTCCAGCCTCATCATTCTCATCTATCGTGAGATATATCACGGGTAATTTATCATCCATCAATTCCAAATGTTACTTGATTTTCAATCTGTGAAATATTTTGCTGATTGCCTGTCATCTCTGTCTCCACAACGAACGCTTGAATCGGAGCTAACTGAGCACCTTGAGCATTGCCAATCTCTGTGCTGCTCGTTGCTGCTGCTGATATGTTCGGAGATGATGCTGCTGGTATGTTGGCAGATGCTCCTGATACTGCTCCTCCAGCAGATGGCCCTGGAACTCCAGCCAAGATTGTTCCAACTTGAGCCAATGATCCGAGAATGGTTGCTATCGTTGTGGCAATGAAAATAGGAGTTGCCACGAATGCTCCAGGCCCTGTGGCAGTTGCTGATGTAGTTGCTCCAGCTACTCCAGCACTTATCGCTCTTGCCGTATCAATAGCCACTTGAGCGATTGCAAGAGTTTTCTGAAGAGCAACTGACTCATCTCCCTGTTTAGCTAATACTCCAGCCAATTGGCCAAGATTGCTAACGACAGAAGATGCTGCTGATAATCCAGCTTCTCGATAGGCTTGCTTTTTATCCTCTGCTGCTTGAACATCAGCAGCCTTCTTATCCTCAATCTTCTGAAGATCATCAGCGTGTTTCTGAGCTGCTGCCGTATCCTCTGCATCCCACTCAGCAGTTAGAGCAGCAATCCTGTCTCTCTTCTCTGCTTCGATATCAATCTCAGTATCTGTGGCAAGCCTTTTGATTTCTGCGAGTCTCTCAACCTCAATAATGAGCTCCTCCATCTCAATCTGCCTCTCAGTCTTTCCGAGCAATCTCAGCTCCTGTTGAAAGTCAAATAACTCCTTCTCAAGTGCTACCTGATTGGTGAGCTGCTCTGACCTCTGGCCGTTGATTCTCTCTCTGACATCTGCAAGCTCAGTCTCAGCATTGATAACTGCCACTTGAAGATCAATATTATTCTTGTCAAGAGCAAGCTCTCTCTGAGCCAAATCAAGCCTCTTGTTTGCGATGCCTGTCTCAATCTCACTCTGCTCATTTAGTATCCGGCCAAGCTCATCATTGGCAGATATTCTCTCAGCGATGGTCAGACTGATATCATCTCTTTTCTGCCTTTCTAATTCTGCAAGGTTTTGAGAGACAAGAATCTGCTTCCTCTGTTCTGCCTCCAAGAGCTGGAGCTCATTCCGAAGAGTTACCATTGCAGCAGCCTCATCAATCGCTCCTTTGGTTGCCTCAGCAGTCTCAGCCACTAACTCCTTGACTCCATCAACAAAATTATCTTGCTGCTCCTTATCGAGTCCTGTTCCTACTTGTATGAGTGCCGAAGCATAATCCTTAACTCCATCTGCTGCTCCATCCCAATCAGCTCGAAACAAGGCCGTAAAAGTTGTACCAACTGCCTCAGCAGCGAGAACTGCTCCCTTGAATCTATTGATTATGTTCTCTAAGATTAAATTCCCGAGATCAATAATGGCTTGCTTAGGATCCTCAAAGACTGACTTCATTGGCTCAACCAAAGAAGATACCTTCTCAAATAGACTCTTTAGCAATATCTCGAATGCAAGTGTTGCCGTATTCATCGCATCCATCACAACCTGATTCTTCATGAGAATCTCCTTGAGGAAATTGAATACCTCCATCGCGATTGCAATCAGTCCGAGAGACTTGAGCAAACCACCTACACTTGAGCCAACTGAGTCCACTCCTTTAGCTGCTCCATCTGCTCCTTTACCAGCAGCCTCGAAGCCTTTCTCCATCTTCTCAGCCATCTCCGCAGCTTCCTCCTGAGTTCGGAACATAGCAGCCTCCAGCTTGTCGAGTCTCTTGAGAGCATCTCCCGACTCAACATCTACCTCAATCGCAATCGTTCTATTCTCTGCCATTATGGTAGGTCTGTGATTCTATAAAGGACATCAACCACAATATCACTATCTCCAGCAGTTGGGTTACCCGTTAATACGAAAGCCTGTAAAGCATCTCCTGTGACTATGTTTGTCCTCTGTCCAACAATCCGAAAATTGCCCAATGTATCAGATGCTTCGTCTATTGAGAAAGTCGATTGATACACCAAAGCTCCTGAACTTGCGGCCTTGAGAACCATTGTCGTATTTGTGGCATAGGTTGAAGTATTGTACTTGAGATGAGCCGAAGCCGCAACCACCTGAATCTCCTTACCTGATATTCCAGCCACTATCGTAATCGGAGTTGAGTTGAGAGCAAGCACCTGAGCAGCCGTGAGAGTAACCTGAGCCCTCTTGAGTTCTCCTCCTCCTGTTGCTACCTCCAGCACTCCGTTGGTTGTTCTTACAAATAGCCTCTGATCTGCATCATTGAGATAAAGCTCTCCGATATATACATCATTGACTGACCAAGTGCCATCTGTATGGTCTGTACTTGGTGCTGCCGTTGGAACTGCTCCAGCTACGGTTGAGCGTTTTAATCTGATTCGTGAGTCTTGTGTTGCCATTAGTTGCCTTCTAATATATAAATAGATGATTCGCTGAATTGTGCCTGAACTATGTTTAAACCTCCATCAACCGTGAAGATATTCGTGCCTCCTCCGATTGGTCTGACCGTATCAAGTCCGCCATCAAGCACTTCAGAAGATTCCTGTTGCCTGTTGTTAACGAAGGTCTGATTTGAACTTATTGCTTCAATGCCCGTGCAATTTAAAATAGTGACGTTGTGCAATGATGGCCTTACCGAGTTTCCATCTCCGATAATAGTCACGTTGCGACTTCCGACTCCTATCCTGTTGTTGTCTCCTCGAACCATGAAATCCATTGACCCCTCTCCAATGTAATTGCCTGATCCTTGAACCTTTCCATTCTTAGCTGGAAAGACATTGCTCCTCGTTTGAGCTTTCTCCAATAATGGTTTTTCTTCCTTGCCTGATCCTCCTGAAATAGTGCCTCCACTTCCAGCAACAAAAGTCTCCATTTTTAATGGCTCTTTAGATATTACCTTGATGAGCTCAACCTTCGTTAAATCATTCGCAAATGGATTATAATCTATCACTCTATTGATTCTCCAATATGAGTTATTAATGATAATCTGATCACGAAAATCGAGCTTGTGTATATCAAGAGCAGAGAGCTGGAAGAGAGCAGTCAGCAGCTTACTATCTTTATTAGTAGCCTCCAGGAATCCCACTCTGTGATACCTATTGAAGAGATTATCATTCGTGTAAAGGATTGTTCCTGTGTATCCGTTTGGCTTGTAATATAGTTCCGTAGGTACTCCGAAGTTAATGTCTTGAGCTGGAGCAAGAGGATGAGTGAGATGTCCAGCATAAGGATACTCATACATAAACAAATACCCAGCATTGCCATTCAATACCCAAACAGGATTGCTCTCAATCATACCACCATAATAGAGCACTCTGATTCCTATGTCAGTTGGAGCAATTCCATCATCAATATTTGCATCGTATATCTTTGCTATAATTCTGTTGCTTGCTCCATCATTAACCAACGGAGTAGCACCAAACGAAATCTCCACATCTTTGGTATTATTGAGGAAGTCATTGTCTATCTCAACGCTTGCTCTGCCATAAGTATGCCCCCACTTTTCTTGATGCCGAGTGTTATAGTAATCATCCTCTTCAGAATAAGTGTAGTTATATCGGTTAGCCGTGAGCATAGCTAATGGCTCAAGGTCTATCGTATTACTATGGTCGAGTTTATGAGTCCAATCCTTTACTCCTCCAGCAGCATAAAAGTCATCCCTTGTCTCAATCAGTAGGTTATTGGTCTGGTCTGCATTTGGAATAACGTACAGATTGAACATATTGAACAGACTGAGCAGCAAATCACTCATCCCAATCTCAGGCACAAAGGAGTTCATTGGTAGCATCTGACCATCTGTGATGTTGTCAGTAATCTTCGTCTGAAAAAAGCAATCTGTGGTCTGATATGCTGCAACGTAATCCTTCAGAATGGTTGCACTTATATCCTGATCGTTATTGTCTGGATCGTAAAAATATAACTCTGCCCAAACATGGACATTTGATGGAATGAATACATCTGTAATACTGACCGAGTGAACATTATTTAAGGTTGTTGTCGCTCCAATCGTTTCTAAGTCAAGCTCTGGATATAATGGATGCAAAAAAACTGCCTCATTCAAAACTCCAACATCACTATTCAATCGCATCGTGAATGCAATATTTGCGAAGGAAGGAGAACCCAACGCTATAACTTCGAGCTTGAGCTTAATAGCTACGTCAATAGAATAAAGTCCAGCGTTGAGAACGTAGAAAGCATCCCCACTTGGATTCCATAAATTAAAAGGATCAGGAGAGAAATCATCGAACTCCAATCTCTTCAGAATTAAACTATATGGATTAGTAGGATAGAATACTCTCTTTAGATTGTCAGGTACTGCAACTATCTCATATTGCAGCCTATCCTCATCCGAAATCAAGAAGCCTTCACTTGTGAACGGCACAATCAACCGAGCAAAGAAATCAGAGGAAAGGAAGGAACTTGTATAGGTAAATCCAGCAAATGAAAATACCCTATCAATAATATCCTTCAAATAAACTGATGGCCTCAAGTCTGTTGTTTGGTACTCTCTCCATCCTTGTCCTGTGTAGCTCTGATTGAGCCCGTAGTCAATTAATGGATACACATATCCTGAGCCGTATGGAGCAGTCCAACTTGCTTGTTGATTGCCTTGAGTATATTCATGATCAAGGTCGGAGAAGTCAATCCACAGATTCCCATCATCATCAATACCATTGAGCTGCTTATCTCCGAGTTCTCCGAAGATGTCAATCAAATCTCCCAAGAATGATACCTCATAAACATAGTCCGAATGCTTGCGTTTAATCTTCCTGAGCTGGATGCTTCCACGCATTATCTCAATACCTTCAGCTTGAACTGATGCAGTTGCCTTCTTGTTAGGATTAAAGTTTACATCAATGTTCGGAGAGCTGGAATCGTGAGCATTCGCGATATTAAAATCGTATATCTGTCCGAATATCTCATCGTTGTTCTGAGTTCCTGGACATTGAATAGTTTTGGAATAGCTTGTTGATCTCTTCTCAGGATGCCGAATATCAGCTATTGAGTAATTAAAGGAAAACTTGAATCCCTCAAATACATCGAGCTTCTTGCCTTCTACGTAAACATCACCCACGTTGCCTCATGTTTTTAATTGAATACTCAAGATTGAAAGAATACTGCATCAGCTTCTCGTTGAGACTTGTCTGCTTCTTGATTGAGCCTCCATCTATATTGACTGCGATTAGCTCATTACCGAGCTCCTGATATACTTCGGGAGATGTGAACAGACTCTCCATCCAATTACTCTCCAAATCTGTGAGATAGTTGGTATTGACCTTGAGCTTCTTTGTGAGTTGAGTATCGTATTGAGTCCTTCCTCTGTCTGCCTTGTCATAGCTCCAGCCGAAGCCTGTGAATGTATGTGGCTGCTGATCGTATTGCTTTCGCTTGACATCTGTACTCTCCTCACTCTTCAGGTCAAAGTTGAATGCATCAAAACCGCCAAGTCTGTTCATCCAATGGAGACGAACGGGAGTGTACTTGGAGCAGTTCCTATCTATGTTGAAAGT